TGGCCACGAACGACGTTTCCGTCGATTGGCAGTATTCCTGAATGAGCGTAGAGAGTTGTGAGTAATTCATGTTTAAACTAACTCGTAGCGACCGTCACGGTTCCCACAGCCCCAGCCGCAACCAAGTAGTTGGGGGTTAGTGGGTCATCATACGCCTGCGCTCCGCCAACCGGATTCCATCCCCACTGGATGTCCCGGCTTTCAATCAATGACTGGTCAGGTCTTGCATTCTGCAAAGCCTGAGGATCATCCATCGGAATCTTGCCCAACTGAAGTTGGGGTTGATCCACGTCCAAACATTCATCGCAGACCAGATTTCCAGTCCAAATCTGATCGTAGATTTCCTTCCTTAACTGGTGCAGTTTAAACTGAAAACCGCACATGTCACAGAAGCCAATCGCATGTTTGCCAGATGCAAAAGGCTGAGTCACCGTTATCCTCCTCCGGTGACGCTAGAGATGTACGGAAGGAACCGTGAAGCAGCCTTGTCACGGTCTTCACCTGCCGCCAACTCAAACTGCGCTTCGTATTCAGACTTCAGCAACGGAATGCGATCCGCTGCCTCAGGCTTCTTCATGGCAATGTAGTAGGCCAGTCCTGCCACCAAGCAAGGCAGGAATCTGGCTGGCACGTCCATGGTATTGGTTCCACCAGCACCTACGTCCTGAATACGCCTGATGTACCAATAGGCCAACGTGTACTGCTGGACGTTATCGGGAACCGGCCACAAGTAGACAATCGGCGCATCTCGCTGGCGATCCACATAGATCTGAAGCGGACGACCTTGGGTCAACTTGTTGTTGAGCATGGCGTAGTCGGATACCGAGATACGGGCCATGCTGTAGTCGGCCTGCATCGTCTGGTTGCCATCATAGATACGCAACTGATGTTCAATCAGATCGATGGTGTCAGAGGGCATCGTGTAGGTGTACACGCCAGCAGTCAGAGACTGGGTTCCCGTCGCGACAGTCCAAAGGTTGATACCCCGGTTCTGCCATTCCTGAGCCATGAAGTTCATGGATCGACGGGCAGTTCTCAGGTCATAACCTGTTCGCAATTCCAGACCGGCACGCTCGTACGCCTCTTCGACGATCTCGGCGAAGTCTGGGTTAAACGTCGCTGTGCCGCTGGTAGCCATTACCGGTAGGTGCCCTTGGTCTTGCCCTTGATAGCACAGCCGTCAATGCGTCCGCCCTTGGCGTACTTGACTGGGCCACCGGCCATCATTTTGCCTTTGCCATCAGCAGCAAAGAACGGAACTTTTTGTCCGTCCTTTTCTACCATCTTGAGACCGCCGCCCTGAGCGTACTTGGTCATGCCACCGCCCATCATGTCATCAGACTCATCCATCTCCTTTTCAATGGTGATGGAGACACTGGAGTCTTTGCCGTTCATCTTGCCCATCTTTCTTCCCATGAGGGAAGAGAGCAATCCCATTCCTTTCATCATGATTAGCCCCTCGTGAGGCCGCGCATCGCGCAGCCATCAATACGACCACCCATTGCCTTCTTCTCGGGCTTGCTCATGCCAGCCTCGGAAAGAGCAATAGCAACAGCCTGCTTGCGGTTCTTCACCACAGGCCCTTTCTTACCGGAATGCAGAGTTCCTTCTTTGAACTCGCGCATCACCTTGCGAACCTTGCCCGGCTTCTCAATCTGCTGGCTCATGTTTGCTCTTGAAATCGCCATTACTTCTTCTCCTTAGCCCTTGCCTTTTTGGCGGAAACTCCGCGTTTTTTCAGCAATGCCTTTGGGTTGCTGTACAAACTGCTTTCCTTGCGCTTTACCTTTTCGCTTGGCAGCGGTGGTTCTGGCGTACTCGGCTGGGGAAAGAGCCTTGATCGCAGACTCTGGAAGATATCTTTCGCCCGTTTCACTAGATGGCTTACCACTTTTGGTTCTCCATTTCTGAGCGGTCCACGCCTTTAAAGATTGCTGAGGAGCCTTCATTTGCCACGCTCCTCTATCAATTTGACCCGTACCTGCAGGTCATGGATGTCTTCCATGATGTCGTCTTTAAGTTCTTGACGACGTGCGGCACTTAACGGGCTATCGGTAGGAACCCCGTCCTCGGTTATCAGGATGGGGATTTTGGATTCAATAGCAATCAGGCGATTATTGAATGATGCAATCTCAGCCAGAAGCCAGCCTACAGCGGCCAGCAACACCGGGAACAACATATCCACAATCTTCTGCATGTTCATCTATTTGTACCCGCCACCCTTTTCCTTGTACTTCTTGGCAAGGAGTTGGGCTTTACGAGCGGACCACTGACCGGCTTTAGTTCCCTGCACAGCGGCACCCTTGATCTGGTTGAACAATGCTTTACGCATCTCGGGCTTGGTGTAGTTACCGGCTGCGTTCACTTTGCTTTTGGCTTTAGCCACGGCGCTCACCTGTCATGATATTGGTCGCAATGCGATCAATCTTTTGTTCCAACCGATCCAATCGGTCAAGCAGCATCTGTGAATCCGCTCGGACTTCAGCGCGGGTCACATGATCTCGCGCAACCTCTTCTCGGGTTTTGTTGAGAAGAATCCCAAGACGCTGCAATTCAGCGAACTTGTCCTTCACAACCCACCCCAATATGGCGACGATGAACGTCAGAACCATGTTCCAAATCATCATTTCCATGGGCAATTACCATTTAACCTTGTCAGCCCAGTAGGCTGCACTCATCTTGCCTTTGGAAATGTTCTTGGCGTGTCGGGCTTTGAATGATTCGCGACGGTTTCGGTAAGACTCAGATTCCCCGGCTTTTCGCGGGGAACCTGAGACTCCTTGCTGTCCGAAGCGAATGGTCTTTACTTGATCGCCAGACTTAGCCACCACCACATGGGACTTAGTGGGATGACTAGGGGTGCGTTTAGGCTTGTTGTAGCCAGCAACCCCGATACGCTTGAGAACGGCATCTTTGGCCATGACTTACCCGCAGATAACTGTGGCATTGGTAAGGTTGGTGAGCGTCATCACCGCGAAGTCACCACTACCACTCTTGGTGGTCAGGATGCCTTCTCCCGGAATCATCATGTCCTGAGACAAGGTTCCGCTGGGAACCGCCAAGTTCAGGATGACTTTGTTACTTGGCTTGGCGGTAAAGACAATCGAACCGCTTGAGCCATTGCTGACAAAGTACACACCCTTGATTCGGGTTCGCGGGAACGCCAAGTCACCACCGTATCCAACTTTGATGTTGCCGCTGGATGTGGCGCTAATCGCCACAGAGTTGACTCGGGTGTAGTAGTTCGTTGAATACACGACACCGGCACTCGGGCCAGTGACTGACTCAGTTACCAAACCGTCGTAACCCACAGCGCCAACCACCACACCGCTGATAGTGAAGGTCTTGTTGGAGTCCACACCGCTGGAGGTAATGGAGACCTTGTAGCCTGTGCCGTTTAAACCAACATCATTGGCTAACAGGCTCAGGGTTCCACTGGCGGAACCAGAGGCGAAGAAGTAATCGTCGTTAGAATCCGGGCTGACCGCCCATACATCGTATTGCATGCTGGATCTCCATTAGGTTAAGGGGGCTTGCGCCCCCCAAAAAATCTTACGGAGTCAGGCTGGAATACAGCGCGATGTACTTCGTGGTTGCTCCGATCTTGACCGGGATATAACCGGCCTGAGTGGCCGCCGTGCCAGTGGCAACGCCAGCGGTGATCGTCGTGGTTCCAATGACGAGAGTCGTGGCAGTAACCAAATCACCAACGACATTGCCCTCAAAGCCATTGTCAGACTTAACCGGGCCGGAGAAGGTAGTACGAGCCATTTCAATTCCTCACATGCGAGTGTGTGTATCAGTCTGCATGTCGTCAGTCGGGCCTGTCTGATACACGATTTTTCCCGAATACTCTGTCTGTATACGCCTACAGATTTAAACAGTCAATAAAAAAGGGGCTACAGGTTTTTTACGCCTGTAACCCCAATTTGCTAGCCGACTCTCTCTAGGAGCAGCCTGAATATATATCAGGCCGAACCCGGAGAACCATAGATGCCAAGCGGGTCCGAGACACCGAACGAATAACGCTCGCGAGCCTTGTAACGGACGTTGCCCGTATCGAA